CATGGTGGCTAAACTACCTATTTTACCAGCAGCCCAACCTGTTGCTTTAGCAAATCTTCCTATAATTGGAACATCTGATAATAAATTGCTCACTGTAGAAACAGCAGTTGCAATTTGAGAAACTGGGCCTGGTTCTTCATACTCATCTTCTCCTGTCTTATCACGATTTGCATGATTCAAAGAACCAGCAAGGCGTTCAGGAATAGTTTTAGACTTATCATAAATCGCTTTATTTTTAATCGATTTAGAATAACTCTTAGTTGACTTCTTTGAAGTAGAGTATTTACCTCTTTTCTTAGCTTCTGAAAAAATTTCATTTGCTTCTGCTGTAATATTAATATTAGTAGCAGTAGGTACACTAAGATTAACTTCAGTCATATAAGCATATACGTTAATGGAAATTGCTGAAGAAAAATCTTCATTTGCAATCTGTATTGCATTTACCGTAGATATTCTCAATTGACCTGCAGCTTCAAAATCAGCAAATTCTGTGGAATTGGTGATTACTGCTGACGATTTATTAAATAATCGAAAGCTAGCTTTGGGTGCCATAAATGGAATACATAATTCTACTGGTTCATTATCACCAATACTTATATATTCAACATCTTGTTGTTGAGATAAATAACCTATATAACATGGTCTCACCTGAGCTGGTGAAGGATTAGATCCTGTTAAAGCATTATCATATTGCATAATATTCTGATTCATTGCAGGATAAGGTATATATGATAAAATTACTTTTCCATAATGAAATGGTGTGCCTGTAATAGAAATTTTTAAATGTAAATTTCCTTGGAAATACGCATAATTTGACAACTTACTGCGTATGGTAGGATCTAAAGACCATAAATTCCAAACATCAAGATTAACATCTTGATTAGAGGCAACAGTCCAAGTACCATCATAAATGGTTACTGGACGTTCAAAGAAGTTATCTAAATTATATTTAGTTTCACTTCCATCATTCCAATCCGAACGATTCACACCAATAGAAGTTTCTACTGGTTCTTCGCCATCATGTGAGATAACATTTTGTTGTGTAACAGTTTCCTGTCCACCGTCTTTCATTACACCGATCTCTGCAGATTCGGATAAAATAAGACCAATTTTATCTCTTTTATACTCTAAACGCGCGGCTTTTCGTCGCGAACGCCGCAAAAGAAGTGCATCCGTTTTATCGGAAGCTTCTAAAAGCGATAGAGCTCTCACTCTCTGTTTATATGCAGTTGCTGTTCTAGCATTACTACGGAGGTGAGGATAGTTACGTAAGGTTTCCAAATTCATGGAATTAATATACGTACTTTTTGTTTGTGCGGAGCGTGAGCTCCTAATTTGTTCCGCTGTGAGCGGTATACTTTTTGGGGGGTTTGATTCTGACATGTTAATATTGCGAGCTTCACGCATTGCTTAATGATATGTTAATTTTGCCTAATACGGTGACTGGTCACCTGTACTTCTCTCTATACGAGGAAGAAATATCCAGTTTATTGTCGGCGATATCATTGTTTTTTGGTATGAACATTTGAGCTAATTTTGGGAGTTTGTCTCCATATAACTGCTGGCGTATCTCACCAAATGTCGGGTAGAGCAAAAGAATATCTGGTATTCTTCTGCCCATGGTTAGTGCTACTTTTTCTGCAAACAACATCCGTCTAGCGTGATAAGCTGGTTCTTCCAAATGGAAAAACAGCTCACGCAAAGCGGAAATTGTACTATCAATTAATTGATCGTCTTCAGAAATAGCACGAGAAGGTATAGTATAAGCTATACTCTTCATAATAGAAGTTAACTCTAAAGGTGCAACCCAATGTTGTAAATCCTCACGCCACTTAAAATTTCTTTTTAAGAAACTAGTTTCGTGTAATTTTAAATAAGGTTGCATCACAAGTGTCTTCTGAGCATTTGTGAAATCCAAACCATAGATTTCACGGCAAATCTTCTGATATGTAACATTGTTAAAACAATCATCACATTCAGGATTCACAGTTGCTAACAGATCATCACCATAAATTTTAGCTCTAACAAATTTGAAAAAATCTGCAGGCATAAACCGACGGGTAATATTATGATCTGGGTGTTGTCTTTTACCATATTTGGTACATTTGACAATCCAAGCATATACTAGCATTACTAAACCTCGAAGAGAATTATCTTCTGCGGTAGCATATTTACCTGATGGCTGTAATGCTGGGGCGGCAAAAACGTCGCCTTGCATTATAACTATTGGGTAAAGGTTATCACTTAAGATACCTTTAACAATTTGTAATGCTTTATCATCGTATCCTTTTGATTTTAGGACACGAAGAATAATGGTATTAGTTGCTAAACCAATATCATATGGCATTGATGTATCAAAACCACTATAATCTCCTTCCATGTAATTATCGGAAAAAGATTTTAAATGATTGACTAAATCGTCAACATCAACTGAATGCATATTAGTACCTATAGCGGAAGAAAAAATTTCCGAATATTCAACCATAAGGCTGTAAAAAGGCATCAAATACATTCTATTCACAAGAGTAGATTCGTACGGAGACATGTTAAAAACACGAGTCTTCGCAGCTTTAATCTTCTTTTGTGATCGGGGCTCATCTTTTAATTGAGCTCCCAAAAGAGGATGTGCATCTAAATTACCTAAATAAGCATCCAATTGCGCCATTACTTGTTCTTTTACATCAAATAACGGCATATATGAATCCTTTTTAAAAGGTAATTCAACTTGTTTTGAATATTTAGATTTCTTACCAGGCCAAGACCATCCACCAGATGTGGACGGTTTCATGGCACGCATGTAATAATCTTCAGGAAAACCATTCTGAGCAACTTCAAGAGTAATAGGGGACAATTTATGTACCCCTTTACCTTCAAGTTCAGAAATAAGGTGATCTGAAACTACTTTAATAGTTTGATTCAAAATAATTGGATCTAGAGATACTTTCTCTACACCAACTTGTTTTACAAAATGATTGAAAGGAGCATTATACTCTCCATCAACAATTTTGTGTTTCATAGGTGGTGCGCCAAATTTTGGCACTCCTGCTTCATCAAGCGGAGAAACACCAGTTAAATCTTCAGCAGCATTAAACAATAATGTTGGTACTACTTTTGATTTACCAGGTTTCAAAGCCTGATATCCGGCTAACCCACCTATAATGGTGAGGCCGGGAATTTCCTCAAATCTAAGAGGTGATCTCTCAGAAATAGGAGTTAATCCAGTAACTTTTACGGGTAATCGTAAATATCCCTCTGAATTAACAGGCGCAATATAACTACATTTATGTAATATAGTAATTGCTTTTTCAATAATTTTAATATTGACTTTTTGGGAAAAAGACAATTTACTCTCAGCAGCACCTGCTGTATGAATTCCTCCAATAGCATATGCGCCTTGCATAGCTACTAATAGAGGCATTCCACATTTGCCGCTTTGATGCGCATCCCAATTATAGGATAGCGCTTTTTCAATAACGAAACTAGTGTTGTCTCTGTTCTGAGCAGTTACTTTCGAACTATTATATACTATAATATCATGTCCGTCAATACGTCCACGAGAACCCACAAGAAATCTTGGGGATATATCTTCAGAGAAGAATAATTCTCGTATATCGCGAAATTTGCATCCGCGTACTCGTACGAGCCAAAGGTCGCCTTCAAGGCAAACCGTCTCACTCTCACTAACTTTACAATTAACAATACCTGTTTCGATATTCTTATCAGGTTGTAAACGTAAATTCCAATTTCCTTGGGCAGTGACTTCACCAAGTGCATGTCGATTGATTATCATTAAATCTTCGCATACACCTATGCCGTGAGTTTCAAAAACACGTTTACCAGTTGTAACGACATAACGTACATTTTTCGAAATAGAATTTTCTATTTCTACTAAATCTTTATATTGTCGTGGATTGATAATAAGTGAGTGTTTAGGTTTTGTTGAGAGAGCATCCCAATCTATTGAATTACCAACCTTCTTACGAGGTTCAGGTAATTCACATCCTGTATCTTTTTCAACAGTGGAAATAAAAGTATCCACTTCCGCTTCTGTAGATTCAGAAGCAGTGGACACTATTCCACCTTCAGAAAATAAATTTTTCGCACACCTAAAAGTGCGCAAAAATATTAAAATACCAGCCAAAACAGCTGCGTATTTATAATAACAAGTTTGTGGAACAATTTCAACTTGGTAAGTAGATCGTAATCCAATAGTGGAACGAAATATTTGCCATTTAAAAGAAGACAATCTCCAATAATAATCTAATCTACCTTTCATTTTTACTAATAAAAATGCTTTACAAAAAACATTATTAGGAATAATAAAAATAAAAGCGAATAAAATTGCTTGTAAACAATAAATTGAAGCACAAAAGAAAAATGTAATAAAACACGGAAAAATCTCTAAAAAGAAAACATATAAATATGCTGGTAAATACATGGTCGCAAAAATGCGAACATCAATTTCACCAGATTCAGCCAAGACTTCAGGTTGCAAATAATCTGTGATATTAATATCTTTAGCTATTTGTAACCGTTTCTCTTGTGTCTCAATGTGATCATTGAAAAAATCTTTCAAATATTGAGTAAGTTCATATATTTCTATACCATCTTTTAAAACAATTTTTTCAGATTCTTTATTATTAACTGGTTCTTGTACATAAACTTGAAAAAGCCATCTATCTAGAACTGGTATATCAGAAGCTAAAGATTTAGCAACATCTAATCTACAAGTTCCAGCTTTAGTAAATTCTGGTTTTACTATAGGTTTTACATATAATAATCTACGCTTAACAGCAGCAGGATTATTAAGTAAAACATTTAGATTCATTGAAGGATCATTACAATCAATAATGATCATTTCTGGTTGTACAAAAACTTTACCTTTGGAATCAACATCAGCCATATTGGCCATATAAGGTTGATTATCACAAACGGAAAGGAATTCGGACATCGCAGGATCACCACGAGCTTTAGCAATATTTATATGCAAAGCACCTGGTTCAGAATAATGGATAATTGGTTGTGAGTCAGGCTCATAACCAGACCAGTATTCTTCACTAGAACATCGATTGTAAATGTATGTGTCTTTATGTTCTCTGTCCTTAACAGTAGACCAAATGCGACACAACACATCAACTAATAATCCTTTTCCAATACCTGGTTGCCCTTCCAACATGACAGCACAAGGCATGGCACGGGAAGAAGCATTCATAATATTAAGAAAAGTAGTATGAGTTGTTTTCAAATTTCGCAAAGCAGTAATAACCTTCTGCTTGCGTAAATCTTTGGAAGCCAAAGATTTTACAATTGTTTCTCCATCTATAAGAAGAGAACGAATTGTAGACATATATTCACGTCGACAAACTTTACCTTTTACTGGTAAACCAGTATAAGTTAAATCTTTTTGACTATATATGAGATCGCTACTAGATAGAAAATCGTCTAGTGGCGAAGCTGATGAAAGAATTGTAGAAAAGGATTCACCTTTTGCAATTCTTTCCCCGTATCCTAAGATACTCACTAAAGAAGAAAGTGTAATTTCAAACAACTCAATAGTTGTTTTTGCTTTACAAGTCCCCAAGGATTTAGTGATTTTCTTAGATATATCTTTTTCGAAAATTTTATATGAAACTAGAGATAAAATAAAATCTCGTACACATGTAACAAAATCAGAATTAGAAGCTCTTCCAAAATTAGAAGAGAAAGTTTTTAAACCATCTAAAACTGCGGATTCTGTTTTAATTTTCATGGATAATCTAAGAGAATTATACATATCAGCCACCAACTGGCTAATAAGTATTTTGATATACACTAAATTTTCGCGTATATCAGAGATCGGCATAACAGCTCGAAGAAAATCGAAACCTGCTAAAAACAGGTCTGTCCAATCTGTTAGTCTAGTTAATTTATATATAAAAGTTATTATATGTAAACCATAATCTATTATTTCATCACTAACGTGATGAACTAATAAACCTAAAACTTCTGACAAAGAAGAAATAGTTTCTAAGACCTTGTCCATATTTAAGCGAGAAGCTAAATATGTCGTGGTAAACTTAGAAAATCGATCTGTAAAATCCATAGAAGTAAATCTAGGAAGTGATTCAGAAAGAATTAAGTTTTCCGTTTTTTGAGAGTCGACACTCTTACTTTGTTGGTTCATTAAGCCGGTGGTAGTCATAACTACCGGTTCCAGGGTGATCCACCTGCTGGAGCATGTACCGTTGTACATGGTGCTATAAGGAATTCATAACGATGAAGTATATCTATGCGTGATAACGCAATTATGTATCAGTTTTTACATCTGAAGCGGTCCTTAACCTATTGATGATTGTTTTTTAGTTCACAACAGAACTTATAAGGTTAACGTCATAAGACGGATCTTTTACTTCGATCAGAAGTTGTTTCATTTATGTGAGAATGAAACTTAAAACTCTAAGTATAATTACAATATATGCTGGCTTATTCGCGCACAGCAGCAAAAATATAAAGTAAAGAATACTTATAATCTATCCAGTTCGTCGGAGCCTCAATTATAAGCAACATTTTGTTTAGAAACAGGTAAAACCGGCCTGTGATAATATAAAATAAATAATTTAATGAAAAATATTTATTAAATATCCTAAATTTTACATCAGATATCGGTATATAAAAATATACATACGGTAAAAGATGAATAAGTTTAAACTCCAATTAGGAGTGTAAAAAGCCCCGTGAAGGGCTTAGTGTCTATAATACAACATTAATAAGTGACAAGTTATTAATGGGTGGGGATAGCTCTAATAAGTAATAGACTGAGCATAAGTCTAAAAAGTAAATTGAAAAATAATTAAAAATTATTTTAAATAAAGGATACGAACACGTAACCTCTCAACAACAGCGATGAGAGATATGTGGCGTGGCCTTTAAAAATCAATAGCTGTAAATATTTGCAAAATACAAATAAAAAGTACGGGGGAAGAAC